GACGTTGGGCAGGATGTTGATGGCCTGGGTCATCTCGGCGAGCGAGTAGCCGCCGGCGTCGAAGGGGTTGATGATGACGGGCATGGCGCCGGACTCCTGGTGCGTGACGATGGGAGGAACCGGGCGGACGCCCGGGAGCGCGGGCCGCCCGGAGCGTCCCGGGCGGCGATGATCGGACGAGCGGCGCCCCGCTCAGGCGGTGGCGCGCGGGACGATGCCGGCGGCGGCGAGCTGGTCGTGCTTGGCCGTGATCTCGGCCGCCTGGTCGACCGAGGCGTCGAAGGCGAGCGCCGCCCTGGCGACGATCGCCGGGCCGCGGGCGAGGACGAGGCCGGTGGCGTCGGCCGCGGTGGCGTCGACCGCCGCGATCAGCACCGCGACCGCGGTCTCGGCGCCCTCGTCGCCCGCGACCTGCGCCGCCGGCGAGAGCCGGTACTTGCCCGTGGCGGTGATCCTGCCGAGCACGGCGCCGAGCGGGTAGCTCGTGCCGGCCTTCAGCGTCACCGTCTCGCGGGTGTAGCTGCCATTGAGCTCGTACTTCAGAAGATCGCCGAGGGTCGGGGTCTGGGTCAGGACGGGCATGGGGGTCTCTCCTCGGGGATCAGGCGCTGGCGGCGGCGCGCTCGCGCGCGCGCCGCACGATCGGGCTCTCGGCACCAGGCGCGGCGGCCGGCGCCGGGGTCGCGGGGACGACCGCGGCCGCCTCGCTGCGGGCGGCCAGCGTCTCCAGCACCGAGCGGCGCAGCGCGTCCGGCGCGACGCCGTGCGCCATGGCGTCGGCGGCGTCGATGGCGACGCCGAGCCGGCCGGCCTGCGCCGCCACCGCGGCGATCTCGGCGAACTCGGCGCGCAGCCGCGCGGCGTCGGCGCCGGCCACGGAGGCCGGAGGCGCCGGGGACACGGGCACCACGGGCTGGGCCGGCGCGGGAGCCAGGGCCACGGCCGGCGCCGCAGCGGCGGGCTGGGCCGACGGCGTCTCGGGCGGCGTTGCCGGCGCGGCGTCCGCCTGCGCATCGGTGACGGCGGGCGGCTCCGCGGTCGCGGTGATCGTCGGTTCGGTCATGCTGGTTCCCTGCATCGGTCGGGTGGTGAGGAGCCGGGCGGGTCGCCCGGGTGGTGGATCGAGACTGGCGGCGAGATCGGCGAGGGCTTGGTCGAGGGTGCCGACGCGGTCGGCGAGCCCGGCGGCGCGGCCGCGCTCGCCGCGGTAGATGGCGGCCTCGGTGCCGCGGATCGCCGCCGGGGTCGTGCCGCGGTTGCGCGCCACGATCTCGACGAGCTCGGCGTGGAGCGCATCGACGTCGGCCTGGATGGCGGCGAGCGCCCGCGGCGACAGCGGCTCGTGGCCGTTGCCGTCGACCTTGCGATCGCCGGCATGGACCAGCGTCCACTTCCGCCCGGCGATGGCGTCGGCGCCGCTCGCGTCGAGGTGTGCGGCGACCACGCCGATCGAGCCGACCTCGCCGGTGCGGGTGACGTAGAGGCGCTCGGCGGCGCTGGCGATGGCGTAGGCCGCCGAGAGCGCGCTCTCGCCGGCGACCGCCCACAAGGGCTTCCCGGCGTCCGTTCGTATGGCGACGATCTCGTCGACCAGGTCGAAGAGCCCGCCGACCTCGCCGCCGGGCGAGTCGAGCTCCAGCAGCACCGCGCGCACGCCCGGGTTCGCGAGGGCCGCCGCGACGGTGGCGGAGACCTCATCGTAGCTCGTCGCCCCGAGAAACGCCGACAGCCAGTCGCCGCGGGTTAGCAGCGGCCCGTGGATCGGCACCACGGCGATCCCGTCCTCGGTCAGCGTGTAGCCGGCGGCGTCGCGGTCGTCGCGGCGGAGCGGCGGCAGGCCCCCGTGCGCCTCCGGTGCGAGGGCGAGCAGGCCGTCGAGCGCGCGGGGGGCGAGCGCCAGCGGCCGGCCGGCGAGCCGGGCGAGCAGTGCGGAGTGCATGCGGTTCAGGTCCTGTTCGGGCGGTCGCTGGTGCCGTCGGGCGCAGGCTCATCGCCATCGGCCGACGGATCATCGCCATGGCGCTCGTCGCCGGTTGCCGGGTCGGCCGTCGCCGTTGCCGCCTCGGCGAAGCTCAGCCCGAGCCGGGCCTCGCGGGCGCGGTCGGCGGCGATCTCGGCGTCGACCTGCTCGGCGTCGTAGCCGCGCTCGGCGAGGGCCTGGCTGCGGCTCTTCAGCCCGGCGGCGATCTGCTCGATCTCGGCGCGGGCGTCCTTCAAGGGATCGACCCAGTCCCACTTCGGCGGCAGCCAGTCGCAGGCGGCATGCTCGCGCCGCCGCTCCTCGTAGCCCGGTAGCTCCAGCGCGCCGGCCATGACCGCCGTGTCGAGCCAGCGCTCCCAGACCCGGCGGCAGACCTGCCAGACCATCACCGCGTGCTGCCAGGCCTCGACCCGGCGGCGGAACTCGAGCAGCGCCAGCCGCGCGTTCGAGTAGTTCGCCCGCACCATGTCGTTCGAGAGGTAGGCGTAAGGAATGCCGAGTGCCGACGAGACCTGCAGGAGCGTGCGGTACTGGAAGGGCTCGTAGGTCTGGCCGACGTCGGCCGGGGCCGAGGTCTGCACCTCCTCGCCGGGCTCGAGCATCACGATCTGCCCCGGCTGCAGGTCGAGGGTGCGCTCGGCCCCGGTGTCGCTCTCGGCGACATCGAACGGCTCGGCCGGCGCCGGCGTGGTGATGAAGAGCGCGTGCATCGCCGCCACCTTCTTCCGGTCGAGCTCGGCGTCGTCGTACTGGTCGAGGAGGAACAGCTTCACGATCCCCGGCGCGAAGCGGGAGACCCCGCGCAGCTGGCCGGCGTCGACCGGGTCGATGACGTGGACGATCTCCGATGCCGGCACCCGCACGGTCTCGCCGGCGAGCCCCGGGTCGGTGACATCGCCCGGGTGGCGGCGCAGGAAGTGGTAGGCGACCCGCCGGCCGATCGAGTCGAACTCGATCCCCTGGCGGATGGCGCCGCCGGGGAGCTGCTCGTTGCGGGTGAGCGGCAGCATCTCGGCCGGGATCATCTGCAGCTGCAGCGGCACCGCGAGGCCGTCGTTCGGCCTGCGCGGGCGGAAGCGCAGGAAGACCTCGCCGGCGATGAAGACCTCGCGCGCCACCCGGCGCTGCAGCCCGTAGAAGTCGGTGAAGCCCTCGGCGTCGGCCTCGTCGGTCCAGGCGAGCCAGAGCCGCTGCACCGCGGCCTTGCGCGCGGGGTCGGCGATCCGCGACGAGGGCTTGATGCCGGCCCCGACCGCGTTGCCGGCCCAGCTCTCGATGGCGTTGGCGGCATAGCCGTTGTTGCGCACCAGCCAGCGGGCGCGGGCGGTGATGTCGGCGCCGGCGGCGGCAATGAGCGTGTTGAGATGCGCGCGCGAAGGCTGGAAGTGCCGCAGCCGCCGGCTCGCCTCGCCGGCCTCGAAGCCGCCGACGAGCGCGCCGATGCGCCGGCGCCAGCGGGTCATTGCCCCCGCCACCGGTCAGAGCCCCTTGGCGGCGGCGGTGCGCACGATGCGCCGGCGCCCGCCCGCCTGCCCGGCGGCGATGCGCCGCTCGAGGTCGGCCAGGGCCGCCGCCATCTCGGCGTCGCTGGCGTAGCCGACCTTGCGTCCCTCGACCTCGACGCTGCGCACGCCGCGGTAGCGGGCGGCGAGCAGCGCGTCGCGGCGGGCGATCATGTCGTCGAGTGTCATGGCAGGTCCCTCAACCCAGATAGCTCGAGCGGAACACCCGCCGGCCGCAGGCCGGGCGGCGGCGGATCAGCCCCGCCGACGGCTCGGTGGCCGTCCCGCTCGTCGTGGCAACTTCCTGCGTGGGTGCGCCCGCGTCCGTGGCCGCCCCGAGTTGCGCCTCCAGGTCGGCCCAGCGCGCCTCGGACCAGCGGTCGGCGCCGGCGATCCAGGCGGCGGCGCGGGCGTAGACCCGGGCGTCGAGCGCCTCGTTGCGCTCGCGAAGCTTCTGCCACTCCAGCTTGGCGAAGCCGCGCCTGGTCTTCACCGTCACCAGCTGCTCGGCGACGAACTGCTTCAGCCATTCCGACTCCACCCAGTCCGGCAGATGCACCGTTCCCGGCGGGAACGATGCACCGGCGGCCAGCTCCTCGGCCGTCGGCCGGTCGAGGCGCAGGTGTCGGTAGGTCTCGGCCTTGAAGGTCGAGACCGCCACGGTCCAGAGCCGGGCGCCGCGCCGGATGCGCCTGCCGCCCTCGGTCGCGTCGACGTAGGTCGGCCCCGACACCGGGCTCGCCCGGTTGAAGCCCTCGACGCCCTTGACCGGCGCCACCTGCGCGAAGCCCTGCCGCCGCGACCAGGCATAGACCGCCGGCGCCTCGTAGCCGGTGTCGATGGCGAGCCGCGCGATCGCGATGTGTGCTCCACAGGCATGCGGCCAGGCCCGGCCGAGCAGCGCCGCGAGCTGGTCCCAGCCCGCCTGGTGCTCCGGCCCGCCGTCGATGACGACATGATCGACGAGCCAGCTCTCCAGCCCGCGGCCCCAGGCCCAGACGTCGACCTCGATGCGGTCCTTCTGCACGTCGGCGCCGGCGGTCAGGAACAGCCCACCCTTCGGCACCGTGCCGGCGGGCCAGCTCTCCCGGCGATCGTAGAGCCGCCGCCAGTCCGGCGCCTCGCCGGTCTCGACCCAGGTCTCGCCGAGGATGGTGTTGCGGAAGGCGCGGATCGCCTCGTCCGAGCCCTGTGCCGCCTCCCACGCCCGGGCGATCCGCTCCCAGCTCAGCCACCCGAGCGGCGAGTAGAGCGCCGAGAGGTGGAAGCCGATGGTGGTCGGGTCGGCCGAGACCGCGGTCGCCCGCCATTCGCCGCGCTCGAGCATCGCGGTCTTGTGGTGCTCGGCGATGGCGGTGTCGCAGGCCTCGCAGGCGTAGGCGGCGGTCTCAGGTCTCCCCTTCTCCCAGCGCAGCCGCTCGAACTTCAGCCACTGTGGAATTCCACAGTGCGGGCAGGCGACGAAGTAGCGCCGCTGGTCGGAGGCCTCGTACTCGCGCTCGATGCGGGAGAGGCCCCGGATCGTCGGCGTCGAGACCAGGAACACCTTGCGCCGGTGGGCGAAGGTCAGGGACCGCGCCTCGGCGAGCGACACCGGGTCGCCCTCCTCGTCGGCGGAGGCCGGATAGGCGTCGACCTCGTCGAGGAAGATGTAGCGCGCCGGGGTCGAGCGCAGCCCGACCGCGGAGTTCGCCCCGGTCATGATCAGGATGCCGCCGGCGAACTCCTTGGACAGCATGGTGTTGCCGGCGTCGCGCGAGCGCGCCGGCTTCACCCTGTCCCGAAGCGCCGGGCTCTCCTCGATCAGCGGGTCGATGCGCTGGCGCGAGTTGCGCTTGGCAAGCTCGACGGTCGGCTGCACCGCGAGCATCGGCCCGGGCGCCTGGTGGATCACGAACCCGATGAACGAGTTGCCACTTTCCGTCGCACCGACCTGTGCAGCCTTCATGAGCACGACGCGTTGCGCCGGGTGCCCGGGCGACAGCGCGTCCATGATCTCCTTCATGTAGGGCGTGCGCCGGGTGCGGTAGCGCCCCGGCTCGGCCGCGGCGCGGGAGCTCAGCATCCGGTAGCGGTCGGCCCATTCCGAGACGGTGAAGAGCGGATCGGGCTTCAGCCCGCCGCCCCAGGCCCTGAGCAGCGCGTTCGCGCCGTCGAAGGCCAGGAGCGGGTCGTCAGCCGAGATCGAGCCGTTCCCTCTGGCCAAGCTCGTCGAGATGCGCGCGGACATGGGCTTCGAGCACCTTCTGCATGGTGGCGGGGTCCAGCCCGACCTCGGCTGCGATCAGCGCGGCGGCGCGGGCCGGCCAGTTGACCCAGGCGTCGCGGGTCTCGCGGGCGAGGCGGAAGACCAGCGCCTCGGCGCGGTCGCGGTCGACGAGCTCGCCCTTCAGCTTCTGGAGCTTCAGCCGCCGCTCCTGCGATTTCAGCACCTCGTTGGCGGTCTTCGCCTGCAGGAAGGTCGCCCCGCCCGAGGCCGGCGGCGGCAGTCCGCTCTCCCTGAGCGTGTCGCCGACCGCCGAGAGCGCCGCGGCCGGCACCGGCTTCAGCTTCGGCGCGGGGGCTCCCCGCTGCTTCGACGGGTCGGTGGCGGCGGCACGCCGGGCGTCGGAAGCGTCCGGATCGATCGAGCCGTCGGCATGCAGCACCAGCCGCCCGGCGGTCTTCGCCTTCTGGATCGCCCCGCGCGAGAGCCCGGCGCGGGCGGCATAGTCGCGCTCGCTCATGCCCTGCATCGCGGCCTCGAAATAGGCGGTGTCTGTTTTGTGTGTTGATTTCCCGCCAACCTTCTGGAACATTTAGCGAACATC